CCTCAGACAAAATTTTAATCAGTAGTGGTAGCGTTATCATTGAGGGTAACTTGCTGGTCTCAGGTAATACCCAGACCTATTCTACTACTGATACTATGATCACAGATCACACCATCACACTTAATGCTGGGGCAACTAGTCCTAACCCACTAGGTGCATACATTCTTGTGAATCGCGGATCTAGCGCAAACGCTATGATCACTTGGAGTGAAACGGTTGGCGCATGGCAAATCAGTGAAGTTATCAACGGTAGCTACTACACTGCAAACATTGCAACTACTACGACAACAGATACTCTCATCTCTCACCTTAGTCAAGACCCAACTCCTACTCTAAGTGCAAACTTGAACATCTATAACAAGTCTATCTATAGCAACGTTAACGGTGTGCAACTTTGGAGCACGACAGCTCCTGGCGGTGGTGGAACTGGTTTGACAGTATCAAATTCACAATACGGCAATGTTGAGTTAATGAACAAGACCAAGAGCATTGTCTACAGTATTATTTTCGGATAACAGGATAACAAAATGGCAATTCAGAATACAGCATTAACAACAACGGCAGTTCCAGTATACGTAAGCTCTGGTAATAGCGCAGTGACAACCATTCACTTGTGCAATTACACAGGTAGCAGTGTGCAAGCAAACATTTATGTTGCCCCAAGCACAGCAAACGTAGCAAACAATACCACAGTACTTTACGGTAACGTAACTATCAGTGCATATAACACATTGATCATTTACCAAGAAAAGTTTGTATTGGCCAACGGTGACACCATTTATGCAAACGTCAGTGCATCAAACTCAGTAACGGCAACAGTAAGTTCACTAGGATTCTAAAATGGCAAGATTTCTTAAAAATCCTGACTTGGTAAACGGGGCACAGGCTGCGAAACTCCCAATAGTTCCAAGCAGTGCTTATGGCGATGCTCCTACAAACGGATTGATTCGTTTCAATCAAGCAACCAATCGTATTGAATTCTTCTACAACAATGCATGGAGTCAGATTGCTAAAATCGGATCAGTGCAGATTGTAGTTGATACTCTTGGGCCTGGTGATGGTATGACTATCAACTTCTCTATGTCACAAGCAGAGACAGACCCTAATGCAGTTGCAGTATTCGTTGGTGGTGTTTATCAACAACCGGGAACTCACTATACTGTTAGTGGCTTTGGTATTCAATTTAGTACAGCACCCCCATTGGGCACAATCAACCCAACTACGATTGTTGTAATTCATAATATCAATAGCACTAACGTGCCAGCTTAAGGAGCGCTATGGCTATCGGCAAGATTAACGGACCAATGCTTCAACCCAACTTGGAACGCCAAGGGGTGAATATCGCCCTTGACGCGAACTTAATGTATTGGGACGTAAACAATAGACGTGTGGGTATAAACAATACTACACCAAACTATGCTCTTGACGTTAATGGTAACGTACACATGGGCAATATCTATGTGTTGGGCAACACTATCACAACAGAAGGTGGATTCAAACTCAATCTCGGTAGTGTATCTAGTCTAGTAATCAACGGTGGCAGCGCAAACAGCATCATGTACACTGATGGTGCGGGCTCATTGGCCTTCGCATCATTGGCGACTCTGGTATCTAATCAAGGATTCAGTGGCAATAATGTCTCTATTGGTACCCCGACACAGGGTAGCATGAGCAATGCCATCACTATTGGTACAACTTATACCATTGCCGACAGTATCGCATTATTAAATCAGAACGTTGGTAACGTAACTGCAAACTTGACATACACAATGTCAAAGATTTATGCAAACGCAAATGCTGCATCGTACTTTACGACTTATAGTGGAAATATTTCTGCAAACGTAATGACTGCGACAACATTTGTTGGTAGTGTGTCTGGTAACGTAACGGGCAATCTTACTGGTAACATAAATGGCAACGTGCTTACTGCTGCACAACCATACATCACAAGTCTTGGTACTTTGACTGGGCTGACGGTCGGTGGTAATATCACGGCATCTAATGTAATAACTACAGCAAGTTATTTTGGTAATGTCGTAGCAGATACAATCACCCCTTATCAAACAGGGGTAGTTACATTCACTAACAATACTGCGGTAAAACTCCCAACTGGCGGCACAACAGCACGTCCTGCAGGGGTTGCTGGATATTTCAGATATAACTCTGATCTGGCCACTATTGAATTCTACAACGGATCTGCATGGACTCCGTTTACTAATACAATTATTGACCAACAGATTACTCCTGATGGGGTAAGCAATAGCTTTACTCTAAGTCAGACAGCAACAGCAACGGGTCTTATTGTGAGTATTAACGGTACGTTACAACGTCCGGGCGGTGCATACACAGTAACTGGAACTACAATTACATTCTCTGAAATCCCACAAGTCACTGATATTGTGGACGTTCGTTTTATCGGCAGTCCAGGTACTACAACTCTTGACTATAACTTAGTTGACGTTGGTAACGTAGCAGTGGGAACAGCCAACGTTATTGTTGACAGTTTTAGTGCAAGTTTGTACAGAAGTGCTGAATACGTAGTCTCAAGTAGCAATAATACAGATACTTCTATGCTGAAAGTCTTGTTGACTCAGAACGGATCTGCCACAGTATTGGGTACAATTGGTAATATCAACACTGGTACGAGCTATTTGACATTCTATTCAAATATCTCTGGTGGCACAGTGAATTTGATCGCCAAAGGCACTACAGCATCTAATCAACTTAGAATCCAGCGCACCTACTTCAACGTCTAAGACTTCAATCCTTTAGCCAGCATAAATACGTAATATATTGGCAAGCTAAGGATTGATTAATGTCTATTACCCGGATTCAGAATAACCAGATTACAGATAGCACGATTGTTGCGTATGCGAAGCTGCAAGCTGGATCGCTAACTGGTAATTTATTTGCACCCACAGTTACTCTTAACAGTAACGTCACTATCAACGGTAACTTGTTCCTAGCGAACACTGGTAATACCGCAATTGTAAACGCTACGAATACTTACATTAACGACCCAGTGGTCGTGTTTAACAACGGCTACAGCGGCTCATTGACCGGCTACGATATCGGTATGCTGGTCAATCGTAACTTGAGCCCTATGCTACCATACGGAAATCAAGTCAACACTGCATGGATGTGGGTTGAAGCTGATCAAGCGTTTGAGGCTATTGCTACAAGTGATACTGGTACTGGTACTACAGGTATCTTAAATCTTGGCTATGCAAACATTAAAGTTGGTAACAGTTCAGTCACTGGATTTCAGACTGTGGGTGGGACATTTAATGTCACTGGGGCAAGTACTCTAAACACAATAGTCGGTGCAAGTTTTCAAGGAGTTATTGGTAACGTAACTCCTAGTACTGCTGCCTTCACTACTCAGACTACTGGTGGATTACAAGCAGTAGCAATCGGTAACGTAACACCTGGAACGGCAGTATTCACTACTCAGACTACTGGTGGCTTACAAGCCGTAGCAATCGGTAACGTGACTCCTGGTACTGCGACCTTCACTACAGCAATGACGGGTGGATTACAAGCAGTAGCAATTGGTAATGCTAGCCCTGGTACTGCTGCATTTACCACACTGACAGCAAGTGGCATAACACAAGTCACTAACTCAACAAATAACAATGGGCTATCGTATACTAACGGTGCATTACAAGTAACTGGTGGTGCAGGATTTGGTGCTAACGTATACATTGGTGGCAACGCCATTGTTGCAGGCAACATTGTTACTGGTGGTAACGTTAACGTTGTGAACGTCACGGGTAATAGTGCTCAATTCTTTGGTAACACTGCGGGCTTTGGGGCATTGTATGCTGGTATTAATACTGGATTTGTTTATCAACCGCAGACAGTTTTACAAAGTAGCACAAACTTCAACGGCTACGCCCAGTTAAATCATCAAAACATTAACTCAGGATCTCTTGCAAGTAGCGACTATGTTGCTACTGCAAACAACGGTAGTGCAAACGATACTTACATTGACATGGGTATCGCAAGCAGCACATACAACTATGCTGGCTTCAGCATCATAAAACCAAACGATGGTTACTTGCTTGTGCAAGGTAATGTCACTACTGGTGGCGGTAATCTTGTTTTAACCAGTGGCTTGAATGATATTGTATTCGCTCCTGGTGGCTCTAACGCAAACAACGAATATGGTCGTATCAATGCTGCCAACGTGTTTGTTATTCGTTCAACTGTTGCAGCTACAAGTACAACTACAGGTGCTATCACTGTTGCAGGTGGCGTTGGTATTCAAGGTGCTGTGTATGCTGGTGGATTGGGCCAATTCTCTGGCGGTATTCAGAATACACAAATTGGTAATTCTGTCCCCAATACTGCTGCATTTACTACTTTAACTGCCAATGGCACAACTCTTGGTCTAACATCTGCAACTGCACTTAACAGTACCCCAATTGGTAATTCTGTTCCTAGTACTGGTGCATTTACTACAGTTAACGTATCTGGGTCAAGTACACTAAACACAATCACTGGGGCAAGCTTCCAAGGTGTTATCGGTAACGTTACTCCAGCTGCTGGCGCATTTACTACACTAACAACATCTAGCACAACACAGCTTGGCTTGACAACTGCAACAGCACTTAACAGTACCCCAATTGGTAATTCTGTTCCTAGTACTGGTGCATTTACTACATTAACATCTAACACTGAGACAGTGGGTGGTCTTCAGGCAGTAGCCATCGGTAACGTAACTCCAGGTACAGCAGCATTCACTACAGCAACAACAGGCGGTTTACAAGCTGTAGCAATTGGTAATGCTAGCCCTGGTACTGCTGTGTTTACTACGCTGACAGCAAGTGGAACTACTCAACTTGGCTTGACAACTGCAACAGCAGTAAACAGCACACCAATTGGCAACTCTGCTCCGAGCACTGGTGCATTTACTACACTAACTGCAAGCGGTATAACTCAAGTAACAAACAACACTGCAAGCACTGCATATACTAACGGTGCTCTTGTAGTAGCTGGTGGAGTGGGAATCGGCGGGGCAGTCTACACAAATAGCACTGCTCAGGTTAATGGAAACATTACAGTAACTGCTGGCGGTGCTCTTGTTACAACACAAGCAGCTGGATATGTGTTTAATGAAAATGCTACAACTCTAAACATGGGTTCCGCTGCTACAACATTAAACATGGGCGCATCAAGTGGTACAGCTACTTTAGCGAACCCAACTCTGGTTGGTACACAGTCAACTCAAAACGTATACAACACTGTAGCCACTACAGTTAATGCATTTGGCGCAGCAACAACATTGAATCTTGGTGCAAGCACTGGGAACACAACTATCAACAGCGGTAATACTATTATTTCAGGTAATTTGTATGTTGTTGGTACTACTACAACGACTTATATTAATAAAGAAGTCATTAATGGATCAGAAGTTGTTGCAGGCATTCTAACTGCCAACTCAACTGCTGCCGCGACAAACACAACTAGCGGTGCGCTACAGGTGGCTGGTGGTGCAGGCGTTGTCGGGGCACTGTATGCAGGCAGTATACAAGCGACCCCGATCGGTAGTACATCTGCAAGCACTGGTGCGTTTACTACAGTCATTACAAATGGCTTACAAGCAGTGGCAATTGGTAACGTAACCCCTGGCACTGCTGCGTTCACGACTCAGACCACTGGCGGATTACAAGCAGTGGCAATTGGTAACGTAACCCCTGGCACTGCTGCGTTCACTACAGCAACAACAGGCGGATTACAAGCAGTAGCAATTGGTAACGTAACGCCTGGCACAGGTGCATTTACAACTTTGAGTGCGACAACATTCAATGCTGCTACTATCGGTAACACTGGTGCTACTCTAACAGGTACATTAAGCACAGCAGCACAGACAAACGTAACAAGTCTTGGTACACTAACTGGTCTAACTGTAAGCGGTTCTACAAACTTACAATCTACTACTGCTACTACCTTGCAGGCTGCTACTATCGGTAACAGCGGCGCTATCTTATACGGTACATTGAATAGTTCAAGCGCCAATCAATCAAATATCACTACTGTGGGCACCCTGACTGGGCTAACAGTAAGCGGTTCTACGAACTTACAATCTACAACTGCTACTACAGTTCAAGCGGCTACTATCGGTAATACTGGCGCAGTGTTGACAGGTACTCTAAGCACTGCTGCTCAGACAAACGTAACAAGTCTTGGTACATTGACTGGTCTAACAGTGAGTGGTTCTACAAACTTACAATCTACAACTGCTACTACAGTTCAAGCAGCTACGATTGGTAACGTGGGCGCAGTGTTGACAGGTACTTTAAGTACTGCAAGCCAGCCAAATATTACAACTGTTGGTAACATAACATCACTTAGCGTAGTGGGAACAACAACAAGTTGGGGAAATATTGTTGCAGAGGCAACCACCCCAAGCACAAATACTACAACAGGCGCGTTGGTAGTGCCAAATGGCGGTATCGGTATTACTGGTAATTTGAATGTGGGTGTTGCAAACTCTAGCTATCACCAACTTCTTGGTAATGTCGTTGTTGGATATGGCAATGGTGCACCTGGACAAACTTCAACATTTGTTGTAAATCAGAACAATGCTACTCCGTTTAATACTACATCTGTTGCGCACATTGTTGCTAAAGAAGGTACTGCTGGTAAAATTACGCTGGACAGCGTTGGTGCTGGTAACTTCCCATCGTTGATGATTACTCGTACTGCTAGAGGTACTGCAAGTGCTCCGTCGGCAGTGCTTGCAACAGATACTCTCGGAGGATTCATTAGTCGTGGTTATGGGTCAACTGGGTTCCTATTAGGCAATGCTACTGTGAGTGCTGGTCTAGTATTCAGAGCAGCAGAGAATTTTACAGACACTAATCAAGGTACTTGGTTAGAACTTCATACTATTCCAATGGGCAGCAACGCAGCCATTACTGCGTTAAAGATTGATGCTGGTGGTAGTTCTATATTTTATAACGATGTGCAAATTAATGGTACATTGTATAATCTTAAACCAGTAACATTACAATCGGATCTTTCGGTCATCGGTACTTCAAACTTTGCTAATCTTGCAAACTTTGATGGTAGAATTACTATCTCTAATACAGCCTCAACCAACGATACTACTAGTGGTGCATTAGTAGTGCAGGGCGGTATTGCTACTTCTGGTAATTTGAATGCTGCTGGCCAATTGTTTGTTGGTACAGGCGCTCAGACAACAGTTCTAACTAATGCATTTACTGTTGAGCGTGGAACAAGCGCTACGGGTCCGGGTACTCAGTACACACAACATGCTATTATCAACGGCACAAATACTGGGTCAAGTGACTATATTGCCTATGGCAACAATTATCCAGGCCCAAACAACGATCACGGTTGGATGGACGTTGGCTTCACTGGGGATGCATTCAGCGACCCATTGTACAGCATCACTCAGGCGAACGATGGATATTTGTTTGCGTCAGGCGCTAATACATCAGTCGGTGGTAACTTAGTTCTAGCAACAGACTACGCGGGCGGTTACAATGATATAGTCATCGGGGTCGGCAGTTTTTACGCTAATTCAGAAGTTGCAAGATTCCACGGTAACGCAAGTAACAATGGTACTTTAGTATTGAAGTTGCCAACAAATGCCACAGGCACAGTCAGTGCTAACACTGGGGCATTGCAAGTATACGGCGGAGCAAGTTTTGGTGGTAACGTATATCACGGCGGCGCAGCTACTTTCAACGGATCACAGTCAAGCAACTATGACTTCAAAGTTGCTGGTGTAAACACGACTAACTTGTTGTGGGCAAGACCAAACAGCACTTACGAAACAGTTGTGATTGGTAATACTCTGGGCACAAACGCATTGACCAACGGTGCTAAACTAGTTGTCAACAGTAACGATTCTATGTTGATGCCAGCTGGTACTACGGGTCAGCGCCCAAGCAGCTTGGGCTATACTGACGTTGCTGGTATGTTGCGATACAACACATCGTTGAATTCTCTTGAATTCTATAATGGTTCGTCGTGGCAAGTTCCTTCAAATACCTTTACTGTTATCACTGATCAACAGTTCACGGCAACTGGTTTGACTGCTTCTTACACATTGTCTACTGCTACAACTACAGCAGCAACAATCGTAAGTATCAACGGTGTGATTCAAATCCCATCTCTTGCTTATGCAATCACTGGTGGAACAACACTGACATTCACTGAAAATCCAACAGCAGGCGACATTATTGATGTTCGCACCTTGTCTACTTCTGCTACCATTGGTACATTGAGCGACGGAAGCGGTATCAATAGCGTACAAACTAACCCAGCATTGACAACTGCTGGTAACGTTGGTCTGATCTTTACAACTGGAACAATTGGTAATCAAGCTAACCAATATGGTATTGATTCACAGGGCGGGTTCGTGACTCTTACTCCGAACGTGACTGTGGCAAATGCTGGTATTACTGCGGTGGTAGATAACTTGTTTGCCAACTCATACAGCAGCGCAGAGTATACAATTACTTCTACTATTCAGGGGTCAAATGTCAGAGAAATCACCAAGCTATTGATGATTCATAATGGTAATGGTTCGGGTGCTGGAACTGCAAGCGTTACAGTAATCAGCAGCTTATGTACAGCGGGTAATACTCTAGTGACATGGACTGCTGGTACAAGCGGAAACATTGCGCAATTGAAGGCAACAACAGCAAATAACAACACAATCATGCGTATTAAGCGTGATTATCAAGCGATTTAAGGAAGACACATGACTATAGCAGAAAACTATCTAGCAGACAAAGAATATGATGCAGGTACCGTTTTGATGATGGGCGGAGCCGCAGAAGTTACACTAGCAGATGCGACAACAACAAAAGTGGTTGGGGTAGTTACAAACTCCCCAGCAACAGTAATGAACGGTGGATTGAAAGGCACAAATGTCACTTCAATCGCATTATTGGGCAGAGTATCATGTCATGTTATTGGCCCAGTGGCTAAGGGCGATTTGCTTGTCAGCGCGGGTTGGGGATTCGCAAAGACCAACAATAATCCAGCAGTGGGTACAGTGATTGGCAAAGCAGTTCAAGACTTCCCAAGCAGCCAAAAAGGCACAATTGAAGTACTCATCGGACGAGTCTAATCAACTCTGATCCAAACAACAATGGGGGCAGCAATGCCCCTTTGTTTTTGATAAATACATTAAAATTGGTGAGTACAAAATGGCATTAACAAGACCAAAGATTTGGGACATAGATACTAATATTCAGTATTTCATGGACCCTATCACAACATTGCATCAGGGTTCTACGCAGGCCAACGTTGATGTTGGCTTCTTATTCAACCGCGCAAACGGCCTTGTCAGTAACGTTGCATTATATTGGTCTGAGACTGGAAATACATTTGTAACGGCATTTACTGCTAACAGTGGACAAGACGGTTCTCAATACGGAAACATAGCCCCAACTGGCTATGCTAACTTGACTATTGGTAGTTTATTGACTATCAACGGCTCTGCGATTCAGTTTGCCCCTAATGCGGGTATTATCTTGAATGGTAGTTCGGGTCTTTCTGGATACGTTCTTACTGCTAGCGGAACTGGCGGATTGAGTTGGGCACCTCCGGGAACCTTCTCTGGTGGCACGTTGCCCAATCAGTTGGTGGTAAACAGTGGAGCAGCAAGCACAAGCACAACTACTGGTGCTCTAGTGGTTAATGGCGGTGTTGGTGTTTCAGGTAACATCTATGTGGGCAGTAGCATTGTGTCTACTGGCACCGGTTACATGCAAATCCCAGCGGGCACAAATGCTCAACGCCCATCAGTGGGTTCATTGGGCATGATTCGCTATAACAGCGATATCAGCAGCTACGAAGGTTTTGGTGCAGGCAGCGCATGGTCAAGTCTTGGTGGCGTTAAGTCCGTAGACGGAAAAGCATACATTAGCGCAGAAGCCAGCGCTGGTGCAGGTGATGACGTTATTCGTGTTTATTCTGGTAGTACTGGTACAAGTACACAAGTCATGTGGGCTTCTGGTTCTAACGTCAGTGTATTGCCAACCACAGTAGCCACAAGCACAACTACTGGTGCATTACAAGTCGCAGGTGGTGTTGGCATTCAAGGCGCATTATATGCAGGCAGTATTCAGGCCACTCCTATCGGTAGTAGCACTGCAAGCTCTGGTACATTTACTACAGGTTTGTTCACAAGCGCAAATAGTACAGTTGCAAACATCACTGGCACGACGACAAGTTCAAGTACAACTACTGGCGCTCTTGTAGTCGCTGGCGGTTTGGGAGTTGCGGGTGCAACATACTCTGGATCAGTTTATGATGCAGGTAATCGTGTTGTAACAACACTAACAAGTTCGGGTGATGGTGCATTAACTATTGGCGGAACAGCTCCTACTTTATCTGTTTCATTGCCCACAGCGGGTCCTGGTGCAACGACTGTTGGTAGCAGTGTAAGTATTCCAGTCATTACCATTGACGCATATGGTCGTGTTGTTGGATTAACAAGCAGCACAGTAAGCACAACAATTAACCTAGCTGGTACTAGTGGTACGGGCAGTGTAAGCGGTGGCGGCACGTTAACATTTACTAGCACTAACGGTATGTTGGTTGCTGCTAGCGGCAGCACAATCAGTGTATCTACTCCTCAGAACTTACAAACAACTGGAACCCCAACATTTGCTGGCCTGACAACCAATGGTGCCACACAGATTAATAGTACATTAGGTGTTACCGGTGTAACAACAATCACAAACTCAACTGTGAGTTCGGGTACAGGTACTGGCGCTCTTGTAATCACTGGTGGTATCGGTGCAGGTGCAACAAGTTACTTTGGCGGCGACTTGTATGTTACAGGTAACATCTTTACACCTAACCTTGTTGCAACCAGTACAAGCACATTGAATACAAGTAGTCCAATGGCCTACTTCCAAGTCACCCCTAGCTACCCATACAACTACGAAACTGGTTTCTACAGTCACTTTGTTGGCGGACCTGCTAACGTATATGCTCACACAGGTTTTGTTCGTAATCACAATAACAACTATTGGACATTCTTTAGTAATGTAAGAACAGAACCAACAAGCACAACAATTAACTTTGCTGATACTGGTATCATTTATGATACTATCTATGCAGGCGGCGCGATCTTTGCCAACGCTACACCAAGTACAAGTATTAGTTCTGGGGCGATTGTAGTAACTGGTGGTGCAGGTATTGGGGGTAACTTAAACGTTAACAGTGCGGCATATATTGGTTACAATGCCGCAAGCACTCCGTTGATCAACCCAAGTATTATTGCTACTCAATCAAGTCAAGCTGTTAATGCTGGTCAGTTCTATGTTCAAAGTGCTCTGATCAACAACAGCGGTACAGGTAGTGCTGACATTGTTGCATATCCAAACAACACTACTGATGGTAGTACTGGTTTCATGGACATGGGTTTCACTGGCAACTTGTTTGCTGACCCAGCGTATACAATTACAAAAGCCAACGATGGTTACTTGTTTGCAAGTGCAAGAAACGGTTCTGCACTTGGTGGTAACTTGATTCTTGCTACTGATAGCACTGGTACATACAACGATATCGTTATTGCTACTGGCAGCTTTTATGCTAACGCAGAAGTGGCACGATTCCATGGTAATGCAAGCACAAGTGGTTACTTGCAAATCACAACTGGCACTGCCGCATCCAGTACTACTACAGGTGCGTTAAGAATTACAGGTGGCGCGGGCGTCAGCGGCGCAGTCTATGCTGGTTCAGTGTATGACTCGGGTAATCGTGTAGTCAGCACAAGCTCTGGTGCTGGTAACTTGACTATCTCTGGCGCAGCCATCAGTTTACCTACAATGGGCCCAGGTGTGACTACTGTTGGTAGCAGCACTGCTATCCCAGTTATTACAACTGACGCTTATGGACGTATCACTGCTCTAACATCACAAGCAGTTAGTACAACTATCAACTTGGCTGGTACGAGTGGTACTGGTAGCGTGGCTGGTGGCGGTACATTAACATTTGCGGGTAGCAACGGCTTTGGTGCAACAGTCAGTGGTAGCACAATTACATTGACTAACCCTCAGAACTTGCAAACAAACGCAAGTCCTACTTTTGCTGGTGCGACAATCACTGGTGCTGTGACTTTGACTGCTAACATCTCTGTGGCAGCAAACATCACACGCAACAACAGAAACGTTGTCACTAACTTTACTGGTAACACAGCCCCAACAACACCATTGCAGGGTGATGAATGGTTTGCAGCCAATACTGGTTCGCTATACAAGTATGTATATGATAACGTAAGTAACACTTATAACTGGGTTAACTTTAGTAGTGCGCTATACAACGCAACTACTACGGCAACTGCAAACACATTGGCATTGCGTGATGCTGGTGCAAACTTGACAGCAACTAACTTTATCGGTGTTGCAAGTCAAGCAAAGTATGCTGACTTGGCAGAAATTTATGCTGCCGATAATAGTTATGAGCCAGCCACAGTTGTTGTATTTGGTGGAACATCTGAAATTACAACAACCAAGAAAACGCATGACACACGAGTAGCGGGTGTTATTAGTACTGACCCAGCTTATTTGATGAACAGTGAAGCAACTGGTCTTCCTGTGGCATTTACAGGACGTGTGCCATGTAAAGTGCGTGGCCCAGTAGAAAAGGGTGATGTATTGGTAACAAGTGCATACGAAGGTTATGCAGAACGAATGACAGATGCTCTGTATCGTCCAGGATGTATTCTTGGTAAAGCATTGGGCACTGTAGCAGACAAAGAATTTGCAACTATTGAAGTTGTAGTGGGGAGATTTTAATGGCTTTTCCGGCAAGTCCAGTAGACGGACAAACGTATGTAAACAACAACGTCACTTATGTGTATAGTGCGGGCTTGGGCGTCTGGAACGTACAGGGTGCAGTTGCAACAGCGAGTCCAGTATTAAGTGTTGCTGGTCGCACTGGTGCAGTCACGTTAACAGCAGCAGACGTTGCTTCGGGCACATGGCCAGGTGCCATGACTGCTGCAAGTACAATTACTGTCAACGGGGTATTGACTGCGGCAAGTAGTACAGCAAGTACTGGTACAACATCGGGTGCTCTTGTAGTAACTGGTGGTGCTGGTATCGGTGGTGCAGTATATGTGGGTGGTGCAGCAACAGTTACAGGTGCAGCAACATTCAACGGTGGTTTAACAGCTTCCGCACTAACAACTTCAGGCGCATTGACTGCGGCCAGCTTGAGTATATCTGGTGGTATTAACGCAACAGCAGTCGGTGCAACCACAGCAAGCACTGGGGCATTTACGACATTGAGCGCTTCTGGTACATTCACTGGGGCTGCTGCGAACATGTCGGGTGCTATGACTCTTTCGGGTAACAACGGTATCACGTTCGGCCCAAACAGTTCATGGTCAGCATACTTGAAAGTGGGTGGCAACGGTATTGATGGTACTACAGCACAAGTCGCTGCAACCAACGGCAACTTGCACTTAGAATCATTGGGCGCAAGTTACCCAATCTACTTAAACTACTATCGTAGTGGTGGAGTCAACGCATACGGGTTCTTGAACGTCACTGGTGGCATAACGGCAACCACTACAGTAGTTGCATACTACTCAGACGAACGATTAAAAACAAAAATAAGTAAGATTGATAATGCTCTAGACAAGATTGATGAACTTGCTGGATTCTTGTATGTTGAAAACGACTTGGCAAGATCATTGGGTTTCAATAACACAGAACAGCAAGTGGCATTGAGTGCTCAGGCAGTTAAACGTGTTCAGCCAGAAGCTGTAAGTCTTGCCCCATTTGACAGGGATAAAGATGGTAACAGCAAGAGCGGCGAGAACTATTTGACAGTCAATTATGAACGTCTTGTACCATTATTAGTAGAAGGTATCAAAGAGCTACGTCAAGAATTAAATAGTATTAAGCTACAACTCAAATAACTATGGCAGTTACATTAACTCCTCTCGGACTTCAATATAGTGATGGTACTGTTCAAGGAACAAACCCAAACGCTGGGTATGACTACGGGCAGATTATCTCTATTACTACGTTTACCGGTAACGGTACGTATACAGTACCAACTGGGTGTACACGACTACTTGTAAAAGTACAAGGCGGTGGTGGCGGTAGTGCGGGGCACTGCGAAGGCGGTGGCGCTGGTGGATATTCGGAACGATTCATTCCCGGTGTCAGCGCAGGCCAAACTGTGGCAGTTACCATCGGCGGTGGTGGTGGTGGCGTGGGTTACTATGCAGGCGCTGGTGCTGGGGGCACAAGTAGCTTTGGAGGTTATTGTTCGGCCAGTGGTGGCTATGGGGCAAATAATAACTATAGTCATACTGGCGGTCATGGTGGTACTGGGTCTGGTGGTCAAGTGACGCTAGCGGGTGGCGGTGGTATCGGGCATACAAACGGTTTCGGTAGCTGGGGACCACGCGGAGTTCCTACATACTGGGGCGGCAGTTTTGGTACTCGCCATAGCGGCGGAGAACAAATCGGGCACAGTGCACCAGGTGGCGGTGCAAGCCCTGGTACTACAGGTAATGGCGGTGGCGGCAAGGCCGGAAGAGCAGGTATGGTTGTAGTCTATGCGTATGCGTGAGGAAGAAATATGTCAGTAACATTAGGTTCAACGGGCGTCACATTCGCAGACGGCTCAACACAATCAACTAACTATGCCAGAGACAGAGGCAAGCCAATCAGCATTACTTCATACACTGGTAACGGAACTTATACAGTGCCCAGCAACTGTAGTACTATTCTTGTTCAAATCGTAGGAGGTGGCGGCGGCAGCGCAGGATATTGCGAAGCGGGCGGTTCTGGCGGTTATGCAGAGGGCTTTTTCAGTGTAAGCCCTGGCGCAACATATGCGGTGACTATTGGCGGTGGCGGCGGCGGCGTGGGCTATTACGCAGCAGCAGGTGATGGTGGCACTAGCAGTTTTGGCTCACTTATCAGCGCCAGCGGCGGTTATGGTTCTAACAGAAATTACAGCCATGGTGGCGGCCACGGTGGTGGGTCTTCTGGGGGACAAATCAATATCGAGGGTGGTACAGGTACTGGGCATGGTAACAGTGCAGGCCATGGCAAACCTGCAGGCGGTGGTCCTAGCTTCTTTGGCGGTGGTGGCGCACAAAACAGAAATACAACTCATGGGGAAAACAACGGCCCCGGTGCATGGGGTTCAGGAGCCAATGGTGGTAGAACAAATGACGGAGGCTCTGGTACCACTGGTACGTCAGGGTGCTGTGTTGTTATTGCGTATACATAAGGGCAGACATGACAGCAACATTAAATTCAACGGGTATTACATTCAATGACGGATCAAGTCAATCGTCTGCTACTGCTGGTCAGGGCAGTCCTTCTAACTTGTCCTACGATTATGGGGCATTGATTGATGTACAATCGTTCCCAGCAAGTGGTACTTGGTATAACCCTGGTGCAACAACTGTACACGTTAAGCTAATTGGCGGCGGTGGTGGGGGAGCTGGGTACTGCGAAGGCGGTGGAGCAGGATGTTATGCCGAAGGGCTTTATAACGTATCAGGTGTTGGCTCAGTTGCAGTAACTGTGGGCGGTGGTGGCGGTTATGTGGCCTATTACGCAGCAGCTGGTCAAGGTGGTACGAGTAGCTTCGGCGGATACATAAGTGCCATTGGCGGCTATGGTGCAAATCAACAATATAGTCACAGTGGTGGGCACGGAGGCAACAGTGCTGGTGGTCAACAATTCGCAGTACACGGCGGCGGTGGCTGCGGACATATTAATGGTGTGGGTCACTCTACTGCCAGTGTTATTGGTGGCAGCGGTTACTTCGGTGGACCAAGAGCACACATTAGAAATCACGGAAATTTAGGATTCGGGGTACAACACGGTATTGGGCCAACGGGTGCCCCGGGCGCAGGCGGACCAGCCAACGTCACGGATTGGGGTTCTGGTCAATATAGGGGACACAGTGCTGGTGAATACGGCAGCAACGGTCTCGTAATTGTATATTCATATAGATAAGGAAAATCAAAATGGCATTAAAGGGATTACTCAATACAAATGAACCTGGAAGAATCTGCGATATCGTAGAAGCGGGCAATGAATTTGAAGTTCATGAAACCTTCCAGTGGGTGGACATTCCAGATGGTACAACTACAGCAGATACTTACAACCCAGATGGTACTATAACAAAGTTTGATATACTTTCGCAACCTGGATTTGCAGAACATGCATATAAAGTTGCTAGAACGATTGCCTACACAGATGTTGGCAACCAAATGGACATGCTTTTTAAGGAGCTACAGGCTACTGGTACTATAAGTAATAGTGGACCCTGGGCTACACATATTGCTAGTGTAAAAGCAGCAATTCCAAAAGATGATCCTGCAGCAGTGCTTGCATGGAATCAGCAATATTGGCAGTCAATGCAGGGTAACGTCTAATTCCCTGGAGTTTTCAATGGATTTCAACAAGCGATTTTCGGTCGCACACTATGACCAGTTTCATGGTGAACACGCATCATCTTTCTACCATTTATATAAAAACGCTGATCCCAAATACCTAGCTAGTATTCACGATATTTACTTTGGTAAATTCTTTTACTACGAGTGGAGGGGTCAGCAAAAACGTTGTGGCAACCCAATGGGAGTTGAAGCAAGTGATGAGCAGATTGATTATCTATTCAAGTTACAAGAAGAAACGGGTGTTGAAATCAGTCTGACATTCAACACAGTAGAAGTTCCACACGAAGTAGTTTGGGACGATAATATCCGCAATCAATTTGTTGAATGGATTGGCGCATACTATGATCGTGGTTTGCGTAGCTGCACTATGAGCAGTGAACACATCATGCGCATGGGTGTTCTGCAAACACGCTGCCCAGACATGCGCTGGAAGTCAACTGTTAATCAGATTTGTGCAGACGCTCAACAGTTCATTGATATGGCATATTTGGGCTATAACTCTATCAACCTTGATAGAAGTCTCAATAGAAATATCAGAGAGCTAAAGAGAATCAAACGTGCACAAGATCATCTTAATAGCATGAATCCTGCTAAGCCATTAAAGACTATTCTGCTTGTAGCTGAGGCATGTATCTATCACTGCCCATTCAAGAAAGAACACGACAGCGTGGGCGAAGTTATCAGCACAAACTACTTTAGAGGACCGTCAGATTTGAGTTGCAGTGGCTGGCGTGGTCATGCAGAGTTTGCAGAACTACCAAGATCAGGAGTCAACATCGTTGCAGGGCAGGCCAGTACATTTGAAGAATTTGCCAGCTTGGTTGATGTATTCAAGACCAGCGGTAGATTAACGAACCCTATGTTTAGAGCAGAGGATGCTCCATACTTAAAAGCAACATGGTTTTATGATGATGCAAGCAAATTCAAACAGAACGTGAGTATAATCGGCAAGACTGTATATGCGGATGATTTTGCAGAAATTGTAGAAAATAATCTCGGCCCTATCCACAGCTGGATTCCAGGATGGATTGATACACGATATACAAAAGAAGATTGGCGTAAGACCTACAAGCCATATACTGGTATTTGGGCCACAGATCCGGGTAAACGACTTGAAAAGATTTTGCGTACTTGTCGCAACCAATGTTGGGATTGTCACGAATGTGAGCGCACGTTCGGTATGCAAGATATTGATAGTGCATTGCAAATTAGAAAGATCAGCAATGACTCAAATATTTGATAAAATAATCCCACAGGGCTATGCAGATCAGATTGAACAAGATTTGAAACGTGTTCAGTTCCCATGGCACTATATTGATGATGTGACTAACAAAGCATATGGCAGCAATAGTGGTTTTGTTCACATGGCCACAGACTTTGGCTCAGAACCAAGTGAATGGTACCCGTTCATCAAGCCACTTGTCTATAGTATAGAAGAAGCTACTGGTCAACGTATAGAACAATTGTTACGCATTCGTGTTGGTCTATTGACCATGACGCCGGACCCGAACAGCGATTTCAACACTCCCCACGTAGATTTTTTGATACCGCACAAGACTGCTTGTTACTATGTAAACGATTGTGACGGAGACACTGTGATTTTTAATCAGACTGTTGCAGATGCTGCAATAGACAATCTCACAGAGCAAGCAGTATTAGATTATGTGGCTAAAACTAATTTCACTATTGAAACACGTAGCAGCCCAAAGAAAGGTCGTCTGTGTGTATTTGACGGGCTTCAATTTCACGCAAGTAGTAAACCAAAACAACACGATAGAAGAATGGTAATCACAGTAAATTATGTACCACAATATTAAATCAATTACAATCGTCGGTGGTGGTAGCAGTGGCTGGATGACAGCAGCGGCAATTGCCAAGAAACTACCAAACATCAAATTAACTCTAATTGAGAGTCCAAACATCCCAACAATTGGCGTGGGTGAAAGCACTATTGGACATATCAATCAATACTTTCACTTACTAGATTTGAAAGATGAAGATTGGATGCCGCATTGTAACGCTACTTACAAGACTAGTATCAAGTTCATTGACTTTAGGGAAAATCCACAAGAAAAGCCACATACATTTCACTATCCATTTGGTATCTTTGACGTAACAGACAAGCCACGTAATATCATGGAATGGTTCTTGTACAAAGCAGATCATACTGAACTTGACCCACAAAACTTTGCAGAGTTCTATCACGATGCCATTTTGATGACAGACGCGACAAAGATGACCAAGAACGAAGATCATAGAATTCGCGGGTTTAACTTTGATGCAGACACTGCATATCACATGGATGCAACTGCCTTCGGGGCATACTTGCGTGATCATATTTGCTTACCATCGGGTATGACACACATACTTGATGAAGTGATGGTTGATGATGTTGTGTTGAGAGATAATGGTAGCATTGAGAAGATTGGCACAAAGAACTCTGGATATCTTGAAGCAGATTTGTTCATTGACTGCACTGGCTTTAGAAGTTTGTTATTAGAGCAAATATTAAAAACACCATTCATCAGTTTTCATGATACATTGTTGAATGATCGTGCTATTGCAACTACAATCCCATATCTAGACGCAGAACGAGAAATGGAAAACTATACTAGTTGTACTGCAATTGAAGCTGGCTGGGTATGGAATATTCCATTGTGGCACAGAATTGGTACTGGATATGTTTACAGTAGCAAGTTTGCAACTGAACAACAGGCAGAAGAACAATTCCGTAAGCATCTAAAAAGCAATCGCATGGTCTGCCCCGATGACGCAAGAGCAGACGCCGCAGAGTTCAGACACATTAAAATCAAGCACGGGGTACATGAACGTGCATGGGTCAAGAACGTTGTTGGTGTGGGACTGGCCAATGGGTTCATTGAGCCACTTGAGAGCACTGGATTGATGTTGACTCATGAAGCTATTATCAAGTTAGTGGCAGTATTGACCATGCGCAACGGCAACGTATCCAAGTATGATGTTGATTTGTTCAACAGTGCATTTCAAGCACAAATCATGGGCTTCAAGGACTTTATCAGCAATCACTATGCGTTAAGCTACAGAAACGATACCCCATATTGGAAAACAGTTTCGGGTGAAATTGAGTTTGCGCAGACCAATATAAACAGTGCAGTCTTGTCTGGCTATCATGCCAATCAAGCACAGGTGCAAAGTGATTTTGGTACTAGAATGCATCGTACACGAACCTTTGACACTAGTATGGGCGGCATTGTGTATATTGCGGCTGGTATGAATTACAATCCAATGGATGCTGATATTAAGCGTCACCTAGATGCCAAGTACCGTGAACCCAATGACTACTCAGAAGTAGTCTACAACAAATGGTTAGAACATCGCGCAGAAGTGATGGCTTATATTGATACTCTACCGACTCACAGAGAATTCCTAGCAGAGCATATTCATAAATAAGCGTATGCAAAAGATTAAGAAGCTATATCGTTCGGGATATACAGGTGAAGATATTGTCAGCGAAATGACCCTAACACAGGGTCATTGGGTTAAAACTCACGAGAACATGTCTGCATCTGTCAATCACAGCAGCGCAGATGCCAAAGCCATAGTCTTGGGTAATGGCTCTAGTCGTGTTTCATTATACCCCGATCTTTTTGCTATTCTTAAACATCACAGCACAATGAAGCTATATGGTTGCAATGCAATCATGCGAGACTTTACACCTGACTTTGTAGTGGCAAGTGACGCAATGATGGATGAGTTTGTTCAACAGGGCTATTACGATCAAACTGTGGTCTATGGCACTGCTAAGATGATAGAAACACATCCCGGAAAGTTCTATCATATCCCGCAAAATCCAAATTGGAACACTGGTGCTATGGCAGTATATCTTGCTTGCTTTGATGGTGCCAGAACAGTCTACTTGATGGGACATGACTTGTTCAGTCAAGAACATAACTATCAATCAAATGTCTACGCTGGCACTAGCGGGTACCCAGAGACTTACGACTTGACCACAGAGGGTTATTTTGAGCACTCTATGCTAATGGTCATGCAAACCTATGACGATGTTGATTTTGTCAGAGTCGCCCCGTCTAACACACAGTACATGCCAGAAAGCTGGAAGTACTTGCTCAATCTACGTCAGATAGATTTCAGAGAATTTGTCATTGAAACGAACTTAGGGTAATTGCTCTAAGACTCGTAACTTATCAACAACTTTATCAAACTTGAAGGTACGCCAAACGCCTGGATGTAAGGGCTTTGGGTAATCGTCTAATGGCACCCAGCAGTACCCACGATGCTCTTTGTTCAACTCTGGGACAAACTCATCATCTACTTTGATCACATAAGTGTGATACTCAAAGTTGTTACTATCGCTGGTGAATTTTTCAATGGGAATCAGCTTGGCATCTTTGACAAAGCCACCCAATTCTTCAATCATTTCTCGGGTCAGGCCAGCAACGATAGTTTCACCAACTTCAATCTTGCCACCCACTAGTCCCCAAGAACCGCTGTGTGATCCGTTTCTTAATAGAAACAAATATCTATGTGTGGACTTGCAATAGATTAGAGCGCCTGCGCTGATTAAAGGACCAGCATCCACTCGCCGGCGTTGTACACTCCGTCGTAGCTCTTTGTCCATTGATGATGTTGCCATTTGTATTGAATACCAGTAGTGAGGTTAGTAACGTATTGTAAGCTATCTACTAGCTGACTGTCAAATACAACTCTCCAAAAGTTTCCATTGTACTCAACAATGTCATTAGCATGGGCTACTAGATTCTGTCCACTGGTACCCTTCCACGCTTCTGCACCATCACTACCGTTTTCATAATCACCAACATCATTCACTAGCAAGTATCTTGTGCCAACTGCTGGGTTGGTCAAGAAACTGTTTACATTTACTGTCAGTGGGTCAATGATAGCATTGATATTCTGCATGGTGTTTGCTGGCAATGTATCATTGAATGGATTGAAGATCAATACAGAGTCATCGGTTGGGTTGATGGCAATAGTTCCAATGATCTCACTATCATTTGGGGTAGAGATGCGAATCTCACTTGAATTAGCTCTGTACTCACCGTACTCACCAATCAATTGAGTCCAACTATGCTGTGCAGTAACTGCGTCAATACCATAAGTGTTGGCAGTAACAATGTCACTTGGTTTCAGCAACTTCAAAAAGTAATTAGAGCCAACGTTGTATAGCATGATGCCATAGTTGTTGACTGTGGTTACTGTCTGCCCAATTTCGGCCATAGTCTCAAGTTCTTGAAAGTTTGTGATGACTTTCTGAATGACGCCCATCTTCTTGACTTTGACACTTGTGCTGATCCAAATTGGCATTTCAAAAGTCAAAGTCGCAATGCTGATTGGTTCTTCACTGCCTGTTGGTACTGAACGACTGTCCCATGTAGTATCAGTCAACAATACGTAAGTCAAACTGGCCCAATCAATGTAATTGTCTGTGCTTTGTAATTCAAGTGCTGGCTTGAATAGCTGACTCAACTGTTCAACTAACTGTAGTTTCTGTTCTGTGTTACTTGTCCAGATATCAAGTTTTAATGTCAACTTGTATGGGGCTGGCATCAAACGTTCTACGCTGTACGATTGTCCTTCTTGAGAAGTATATGTACCAGTTTCATTGTCAAAGTGTCGCTGACGAATCTGCATTGTTTGTGTGAATGTTGGGTCTTGTAATCGTGCTTGATCAAAACTAAGACCGCTGATATACACAGCCATTGCTGGTACACTATTCAATGTGTTTTCACTGTTGTTGCGTAGAATAGTCGCAGCCTGTCTGCTTTGATCTCCATACACAACTGGCACACGTTGATAAGAGATATTTCCATTTCTATCTGCGCCAAACGCAACGTAGAAGTCACTCATCATGCGAATG